TAGATGGAACTTTAGATTTCAATGATTTTGCAAGCGGTAGTAATGTTTCCCCACAGGGGAATACTGGAGGCGCTGGATATTTAGAAAGCACTGGTAGCAGTGGGAGAGAATGGGATATAGCAACATTTACAACTGATAGTATTTCAGATACAACTTGCCAAAGTATACAGTTTAGGTTCAACCCGCCAAGTTCTGGTACATTTGAGATAAATGATATAACAATAGAGTATAGAATACTTCGTAATAGCGCTGTAAGCTAATGGATAGAGATACAAGAAATATATTAAATTTAAAGCTCCAAAAATAACAAAAAGAACAGTTTTTGATGATAATTGTTATGATTTGGGCGATTTATTTACCGCAATTAAGTTCCAATGTGAAAGAACACTAGGAACGAATGATGAAATTGAGGTAAGTTTTAAAGTTAATCAAGAATTTTAATGCAATAAGGTCGAAACAAGGGGAAAATCGTCTATCTCTGATCTTTTTCCCTTGTGGGCCTCTAATCCCCTCTGATAATTGGATATAAAAGTGTTTTGGTCTTTGTAGTCATCAAAGTAAATTGTCATTCCGATTGTTCGTTCGTCAATAATAAAAAGTTGAGATTGTGGCGGTGTCATGTACTGGTCCAATATTATCTTTTGGTTCTTAACATTAGGCATACTACACCGATTTTAATTATAAGTGTAATTATACCATCACATTGAGAACAAAGCAAGAACAGAATGAGAACATCATCATTAATCTGTTGATAAGCTAGGAATAAGCCCTTCTTTTCGTCTTTATGTCCAGAAAATCGTACAAAGCCCCAAGGCCATCTCTTAATTGGTCCATTAATTTGGTTGTCCTTCTTGTGTTCGATCCATTGGTTGATTTTTCCTGAATCACGACAAGATCAACAATTTTTCTGCTGTTGAGAGGTATTTTTTCCAATAAGATTGAATACCATTTGTAGCCATCATTAATGGGGACATTATCTAAATGATTATTGGTGGAAGGCAGTCTTGGTTCATAGGTCATAATGAGTTTTTGGTGCTTGAAGGACCGATAGTAAGCAGCTCTTAATTTAAGTCCAGCAAAATAATATCCAACATTTACTTCTGGAACAGGGTGTAAAAGATTCTTGGCGAAAAATTCCGCAAAATAATCCTTTGGTTTGATGGAAAAAATGTAGTCATTTCCATCTTTTCTATGGTAGTTAATCTCAACTTCGCCCTCTCTGTTTGGATAATTTTTTTTAATTTCATTAATTAAGTCCTTTGCAGAACCTATTTTCTTCTTTTTCTTGTCTTTTTTTTTCAAAATAACTCCTTTTTTTTTCCAAACTTATTTGAGCAATACTCCCCGTATGTTCTGTCAGATATCCTCTATTATCAACATACTGATTGAGGTCGACTAAAGAATATTGCTCAAATAAATTTAGTGAATTAGCGACAAATTTTACCATCTATCGTATTCCTCTTGGCTGATTAGTCCTTCGGAAAGCATTTTATCCACCTGGTCATCAGAAATATTGGGAATACGAATACCCTTCTTAACGAAAGATACATATTTCTTGACATCAAAGAGGGGATCAAACTGGACCACCTTTTCCTCCAAGCTGATTTCATCAAAAATTCTTTTTGCCAGGAAACGCTCACAGGCCTTGTAGTAATCCCCCTTTTCTTTTTTGTAATGATTCCACTTTTCTTTTAAACCCTTCTTATCTTCCTCTGACAGCTTACTCCATTGTTTAAAGCTATCGCTTTTTGTACTACGATTCTTGATACTGTCTATCCCTTCCCAGAATTTATCAAAAGAAACAGAATACTTTATTTTTTTATTAGTATAATTATTAGGTTTAAGTATAGGTATAGGTATAGGTATAAGTGCTTCGTTTTTGCTCTCGTTTTGCTTGGCGTTTGCTTGACCGCCTCTTTTCCCAGCTTCGCTCCTTATTTCATGGAGTTCATTAACCCTTTTCCACTCCTCTCGCTGTGCTTTTTGGTAGTAGCAGTTATCTTTATCCAATATAAAAAATTTTTTTAATATCTTGTCTACTACTTTTTTTGATCTTTCATCATGGGCTTTGCTGATCTCGTAAATTTCTTCCTTGTCGTTGCATAAAAGAGCTTTTGATTCCCATGCAAAGCAAAGCAGCCGCCAGTAAATTCCTAGTTCTTCATTCTTTAAATTGACAGTATTGGCAATAAAGTCATTAACCCTGACAGGCATTGAAAAGATTTTATCGTTCATTCATAGCCATTTCTCGAAGGTCCTTTTCCATTCCTACCCATAAATAGTTTAGCTCTTTACAGATATTAAGCCATCTGTGATAGATTTTCCATTGTTGATGGGTCATCAGGTCTTATCATTTTAAATCGTAGAAGTCATTAGCAGATACTTTTCTTTTCGTCAGTTTAAAAATTTTCTGCATCATTTCTTTTTCTCGGGGAATATTTGTTCCCACACAATATCCTCGAAGTTTCGCTATCGGATTTTTAATAGTTAATTCAAGCAATTTTGCCAGTTCACTATACCTAATTCCCTTGGTTTTACGCCATTCTTCTAATTTCATATAATATTTCTATATTATTTGTTTGAAATATCAAGAGAATAATATAAAATGATTATAGAAAGGTTAAAATGGATACAAAAAAGGTAACTAAAATGTTCAGAGGAAGGGTGGATATTCGCTCATACGAGGTGAGTA